CTCGGCTTTGCGCTCGGCCTGGGCCTGGGCGATCTGGGCGTCGAGTTCGGCCTTGCGGGCCAGCAGTTCGGTGTAGGAGGTCATGGGTGGTTCCTTGTGGCGCCGCGCGGGCGCCGTGGGTTGGTTCAGTGGATGGTTCAGGCCTGGTCGCCGGTCACGGCCGCCGCGAAGGCGTCTTCAGGCGTCTGCTGGTTGACCGGGTGGAACGGGTCTTCAGGCGGCTCGTCGCGGCCCTGGACCGGGAACGGGTTGTCGAGGTCCTGTTGCTGGTCGGCCGTGGCCGGCGCGATGAGCGTGATGGGCACTTCGTTCTGGGCGAGCAGGGCCAGCTTGCCCATGGTGCGTTCTGTCAGGTGCGTGGCGCACTGGACGCGGAAGCGGACCTGCACCGTGCCGCCCTCCTTGGGCTCGATCTTGAACTCGTTGACCTTGCAGTCCACAAGCTGGATCTCGCTCGCGCCGCCCAGGCCGTGGTCGATGGTCAGGGTGTAGCCGGCCAGCTCCTTGCCCCACTTGATCGGGCCCATGCTGGGAAAACGCAGGTTAGGCAGGCTGGCCACTTCTTCGACGCCATCCAGAGACTGCTGGGCGCCGTCGCCGGCCGCCGCCTCGCTGCGGTGGTAGAGCGCGTTGAGCAGGTGCCCGTCGAACGCGGACAGGATGCTGTTCGCCGCGTCGAGCTGGAAGGCCAGATCCACGGCTGGCTCCAGGTGATCTGGCCCATGCTTCTCGCTGCGCACGTTGATGCTGGCGAGCCGGGCGTTGGTGAACTCTTCGATTTCAAATGCCATGGGGATGGTCCTCGGTGGTGGTGGTGGAAACAGGGATGGGCTGGCCCAGGGCCTGGGCGGCGTACTGGCGGCCGAGCTTTTCGGCCTCCAGGGAGACGCGCAGGAATGCGCGGGCGACCTGCTCATGCGTGAGGTTTTCCGCGCCGATGGGCAGGCCCGTGATCAGGCCAGCCAGCCGCTGGGCGAACTCGGCGGCCGGGATGGTGGCGGCGCTCATGCCCCGGGCATCTCCGCGCGCAGGGCCTCGTACTTGGCGTTCAGGTTCTTCCGGTCTTCCTGGTCGGGCAGGTCGCCGATGAAGCTGGCTACCTCGTCCAGACGCTCCGGGGTCTTCGCCTTGAGCATCTGGTCCAGCAGCTCAGGAGCGGTGTAGCCGATGGCTGCTGGCGGGGCCGCGGCTGTTGCGTCTTCACCCGCCGGGGTGTCAATGATCTCGGTCGCGCCGCTGTCGATGATCGTGTGCGCATCGACTTCGATGTCGGCCAGGCTGCTGTCCCGGTCCTCGCGCTCCTGAGCGTCGATGTATTCGATGCTGACGGGCAGGTACTTGAAGAGCCGGCGCAGCACCGTCTTCTTCGCCATCTCATCGAAATTCGTGTGCCATGGCGAGTTCGGCTCGCGTCCGTATTTGCGCGCACTGGCTTCGGCCGCCTTCCAGCCCTGGGACTCGCGCATGATCCGCTCGATCTCGGCGCGGCCCATCAGCTCGAACTGGACGCCTCCGCCTTGGAGCTTGGCGACCGCGTACACGGCGCGCAGGGCGCCCCGGTCATCGTCTTCCCAGGCGGGCTCGTGCTGCAGGTCCGGGTCCAGGCCGAACTTCACGGAGAACATGTCCCGCTCATACACGGCCCGAGACTCAATGCTGACGATCTGGCCGCTGCGGCGGGCCAGGTCGATCATGCCCTTGTAGCCGAGGATGAACTGGACCTCGGTCTTGCCGGAACGACGGTTGTCGAACGGCAGCAGGTAGGCATGCCCCAGGGCGCCGCCTGGCTCGATGCCGAGCTGCGCGCACTGCATGACGGCGCCCATGAACGAAGCCGGGTCGGCCTGCATCAGCTTGGGCACCTTGCGCAGCTCGGTCAGCGCCACACGGGTGAAGCGTTCTGCATTCAGGTGCTTGGGCAGCGCCAGGGCGAACTGCTTTTTCATGCTGTCGCCGGTGATCAGGTCGGCCAACGTCTGGGGCTTGGTGTTTCGGGTCACGCCGCCCGTCGCGGCGGCCTTGAGAGCTTGGGTGGACATGGCTTAAATCCCTGTGGTGTCGAAGTGCTTGAGGTTGAACACGCGCTTTTCCCATTTGCGCGTGAACTGGCGGGCGATCTTGGGATGGGCCTTCTTGAGCTCGGCCTCATCGATGTAGCTGCCGGTGCGGACCTTCCATTCGCACGCGGCCTTTCCGTTGGGCATGAGAACCTGCGTATTCGTGCCCATGGCCTTGCGGATCTGGAACTCCAGGACCTCGGCTTCGGCCTCCCGGGCTTTGATCTCGGCGCGGATGAAGCGCATGCGCATCAGCCATTCGGACAACGCTGGGTCGGCTTGCATCGCGTCGGCCACGCCGTCCTCGGAGAAGAGGCGGTCGGTGTCGCGGATGCTGATGGGGTCAGGCGGCACGCCGGTGCGAACGTGATTGCCCCAGAAGTCAGCGCCACGGCTGCGCAGGGCCTGCACGGTCTCCTCGTCCCGGTCCACCGGATAGGCGCGCAGCTCGTCGGCGCCGAAGAGCGCGGCGAGAATGCCGCTCTTCCTGCCCGTGACGCCCAGGCCCCACATGACCTGGGCCGTGTAGTGCGTGGGCATGTGGTCCGTGTCGGACTCGCCCCATTCCTTCATCTTGAAGGGGTGCACGGTCTTCAACTCGACATTGGTGATCTCTTCGGCGCCGTCGAGCCGGACCTCGAAGTCGATCTCGGCTGCCATGAAATCGTGCTGCGGGTCACGGTAGCGGTTGTTGCTTCCAACGATTTCAACCGAGTGACCATCAGCCTCCAGGCGTTCGACCAGCATCTCCGAGACGACACCCTCCCAGCGGATGCCCCGCGTGAGCACCTGCTTGCGCTCACCCTCGGCCCTGGGCTTGATCTTGTCGAGGTACAGGTCCAGCGGGGTCTTCCAGGGGCTGATGCCCAGCACGGCGGCGATGTCGGAGCCGCCCAGGTACTTGGCCCGGTCGTGGCCGGGCGCGATGGTTTGCAGTGCCATTGAGGCCTCCAAATGAAAACGGCGCTCAGAAGGCGCCGGAAGTGAGGGCGGCCAGGCCGAACGAGACGGTGCTCAGGCCGAGCCAGAGGAAGAGGTGGAAGAGGGCGTTCATGGCGTGGCCTGCTCCTCTGCCTCCGCTTCCGCCTTCTTGGCCGCAGCCACACGCTGCGCGGCCTCCTTGGCGACCACGTCCTGCACGAACTCCAGCACGGCCAGAGGACGGTATTCCTGGGTGAGGTGGCCTTCACCGTGCACGCGCTTGATGGGCAGAGGGAACCCCTTGGGCTGCTGGCCGTTGCGCAAGGTGATGGACATGTAGGCGTTGCGCAGGAGGTGGTTCACTGCCCCATTGGCCAGCAGCTGGATGTCGTCGTCGGCGTAGTACTTGCTCATGCTTTTTCTCCCATGAATTTCTTGAGGGCCTTCTCGGCCACATCGACCTCCCAGAAAAAGTCCCATGACATGGGCTCTGGGTTGCCTCGGTAGCCGACGATTCCTGTGCTGCTCTGGGCGACCTCCAGCAGACGCTGGAGAGCGAGCGCGAGGCCGCCGTTGATCTCCGCGATGCGCAGCAGCTCGTCGGTGTTTGGGTGCTCGCGCGTCATGAGCTGGGCTCCTTCTCGCGGGCGCGCAGCATGGCGTCCGCGATCTCGTAGGAGAACTCGGAGACCCACTCCACGAACGGGCGGTCCTTCTCGTCCTTGGTGAACGCGCGGGCCAACAGGCCTTGCATCGCCAGCCCTGCGAAGTGGTCGCGCTGGGTCATACCCTGGGCAGCTTGCGTCGTGGCGGCGATGTACGCCCGGTCGCGCTCATCGGTGCCGCTCAGGCCTTCGCAGGCCATGTGACCGATGCGATGGACGATGGTCGGGTCTGCGATGGGAAAGGCGGGGCCGCCGCCGTGGATGAGGTGGCTCATGGAATCTCCTTGTGGCAGGTGTGACTGCCGTTTTCAAAAACAGGGGTGAGGCCCTCGCAGGCACGGGCCGCTCCGCGCGCAATGCGCTGGTCCTGTGTCGTGGGCTGGGGCTGCTGCGCTTCGGCCTGACCGCAGCCGGCCAGGGCCAGCACCACCAGCAGGCTCAGCACCAGGGCAAGCCAGCGGCCGTAGCGCCGCGGGCGCGACACGTCGAAGAAGGCCACTGCCTGCCGGGCATCGCACGGGAAGGCCTCGGCCAGCGTGCGGCGGTAGCGGGCATCGGGGTCGGGGTTGAAAGGCTCTGCCGGGATCACGCGCTGCATGGGGCGTCCTCCAATTGAGAAGGCCTCCCGGAGGAGGCCTGCTGAATACGCTTGAACTCGACCACCCAAACCCAGGGGTTTGCGCTCCAGGAGTCGGGACCGTTGATCGAAGTCCACAGCCAGCGGAATTGGTCGGACGGGTCAGCGTTCAGGCTGTCGGGCGACAGTGCGCCGGGCGCCCAGGTGGCGACACCCTCGCCCGCTGCATCCGTCTCGCTGATGTCCTGCAGGCGCTCCACGCGCACGCCGGTGATCTCCAGCGTGATGCGACTGGCCCAGCGCGGCATATGGATGCTGGGTCGCCAGCCGTGCCGTTTGCTTTCGCCGTCGGCCCTGTACTCCACGTCATCGGCGGTCAGGGCTGGCGGGTAGTAGCCCGTCTCGTGGTCGCATTCGTCCTTGAACCACCAATGCGACTCGCGCACCCACAGCCTGTCGCGCACGCCTCCATAGGGCGACGTGAACTGAATGGCGCCTTCTTCGTCGCCGAAGGTGGTCCCGTTGTAGACCTGGCCGCGCTCCTGCGGGTCTGGCACTTCGACAACATGGCTCAAGCTGTGGGCCATCGCTGGCTTGCAGATCCGGCGCGTCTGCGTCTTCGTGCCGGCCAACAGGGCGCGGACCATCGGCCCGCTGAACAGGATCGGTCGTTCTTTCATGGCGTCCTCAGATTGCATCGGCGCTGAACTCCAGCGCCTGGGGTTGTTGGGCGAGCGCGGCGCGGACCAGCTCGGGCGGCATCGGCTCTGAGAACTGGCGCTGCAGCGCGGCTTCGAGCGTTGCGCAGCGGGCCTCCTGCTCCAAAGCGGCGGCCACGCCCTCGCTGCAGTGCTCCAGCGCGAAATCCACCAGCGCGGTGTGCAGCTCGGCGGCGCTGGCCTGGCCGACCATCAGCCGCGCGAACACACTGCGCACCGGCTCGTTGTCGCAGTCCAGTGCATGCAGCAGCAGCTCGTCGGGCGACCAACCGCCGCGCGGACCTGATATTCGGGTCTCAAACCAGTCGGCGGGCTTGGTCAGCCGCATGCCGACGCGGATCTCGCGATCAGCCTGGACAGACCAGAAGTCGCTGGCAGCGTCATCGTCGCTCAGCCGCTGCACGTGGGCGTCCACGGCCATGGTGTCGAGGCATTGGGGGCGGGCGTTCATAGCGCGCTCCCAGTGGCCTTGGCGATCAGCGCAATCTCAGAAGACCATTCGGCATGCATATCCGCAAGATCCGAGCTTTCTTCCCATTGGCGTTGAACAGATTCAACGTCGCCACTCGGACGTTCGCGCGCCAACCAGTCTTCAAAAGCTCGCTCCTCTGCATTCTTGACGCGCTTTTTCATCGCCTCCAACAACTCCGGCGCGGCGGCGATGAGGCGGGCGTTGGCCTTTGCCTCCGGCGTGTGCGGCAGAAAATAGCCATCCCGACACTCGGCAATTTGCACGCCACGTGGCAAACCATCTGGCTGGTGCATAGGAGAACGAACCAAGGTTCCCATCGCTTCCCATGGGCCCGGGGTGTACTTGTCTTGCATGAAGCCTCCTTGCGGCCCGCAGGCCAGAAACGACAAAGCCAGCTCAATGGCTGGCTCTAAAGAAAAGGCCGCAGTCTCGCGTCGCTGGTTTGCGATCAATCCGACGCGTGCGGCTGGAAAGTGGTGGGCCACAGGCCCAGGTGAAGGTCGATGGAGCCGGGTCAGAACCCACTCCTAGGTTGATTTGCCAAATGGCTCCAGCTCCATCGCGGCGGCGTCCTGGGGGCAGGGCGCCTGCGTGATGGGCCCCTGTGCGCCAGGGGCGAGCGTCCGGTTACTCAATCCGGCTCCACTACGGGAAGGGTTCGGCCCGATGCACGAAGCGATCTGAGGCAGACTTGTGAATGAGGCTTGATTGATGCGTTAGGGGTTCGCCACTCCCGAAGTACCCCGTGCGCGCTCTGTGCGCTGCCTTTGCCCGGGTAACTCGCCTGTCGGCAACAGGCCGCGAGACTGCGCGGCCAGATGGTGGCCGGGTCTGCCGGCCTATTCGTGTCGCATGCGCTCTCCTTTTCTTGAGGGGTTGGTGTTCCCTTTCGGGGCTTGGCCGTATCGCATGACGGCTGACATCGCAGGTTCTTCCGGCCGCTGCAGGCCTCCACCCTGGGCCTCAGAAGGGCGCAGACCTCGGCGGCTGCTCAGATCGGGGATTCCGTCTCTGCCTTCTTCATCGGCTTGCTCGCAGCTGAGACACCTCAGGGTGCAGGTGCTGGACTGCGATGGGTGAATACTAGACGCGCTAGTGATGGTAGTCAATAGGGGCGCTAGTGATTGGTCAAAGTTTTTTCTCACGGACGCAAAAAAGCCCCGTCCTGCGGGGCTTGTCAGTTCGGCTGGCCTACTGCGCCTGGGTGCTCACGAAGCGGGTGGAGCGGAGGCGACCTCTGCAGTGGTGCAGGCCGGGCCTCCGTTATATTTTTGAACCTTGTTGATGTCGTCGTACATCATCAGAATGTTGGCCAGGTCTTTGTTGAAGTGCTCGAGCGGCTCCTTGGCGATTGTGATGTATCCCTTGTCCCCGGTTAATCTGGCCACTCTCTGTGAAGCGGAAGAGTATTTTCTTAATTGATCAATCTCTTGGCTTTTTAGAACGAAGTCGGCGCGCTCGTGTACCAATCTTGCATCGTTATCTCTTTCTACATCGTGAAGTTCAAAACTTCTTTCGAATGCAAGCTCTCCATCCGCAAGGAGCGACACCCTTCTCATAAAGAGCCATCCAGACTTCTCATGCACTGCAGGCGCGAGAATTATTTCTATAGGCTTGCACTCAACGGCTGCTATGTAAATCCCTACATTGCTTGCCGAATTTGAGATTCCGTCGAGTCGAGTCCACGTCGGTGTTAGATGATCCAGCTTTCGGAAAGCATCACGTTTGCCAAAAGCAAAATATCCATCCTTGCACTTGCCTTCTGAGGTCCAGGACGAACTCTGGCAGGCCAGGTATTTAGTCATTCCATCATCGTCTGTCTCAACGCCAGATACATGAAACGGCTTGAGCAGATCGGATCGCCAAATTTCCTTTGTGTAGACTGGCTTGGCCGGCGTCTCAGATTTACTTTCAGCGGTCGTTGAGGTAACACGATCAACTGATTTTTCTCCGCAGCCTGAAAGCGTGGCTACAACAAATGCAGCCGCCATAATCACTCTCATCCCTCTCTCCTTATATGCTGTGACATGTCCACCGAGTTCGTCCAATAATCTCGAAATCCTCATCTTCTTTCAGAATGCGCGGTGGATATGAGGAGTTCTCTGAAATCGCCAAGATGGATCCATCAGGAAGGCGAGTGAGCTTCTTTATCAAAAGGTCTCCGCCGCACCGGAATGCATAGAGCTTTCCGTCCTGAATTTCCGTTGAGCCTCTGTCCACAAGGACCACGCCGCCGCTGTGAATTACGGGGTAATTGCTGTCGCCGTCAGCATCCACCAGCACCGCGTCCTTCACATACATCCCGAGCTTTCTGATGAACTCGGGCCGGAAGAACAGAGAGGGGTTTTCCTCCTCATCGAACACGGCTCGGCCATGGCCATTCGAGAACTTGACAGCCATGTGGCGGATCGCCACGGACTCTTCCGTGGATTCTTGGGGGGAGACGGATGCGGCAGCAGCGGCCTCGGCCGCCAGTCGCGGGCTGAAGTCTGCAATGTCGCAGCCCAGCCCCCGCGCGAAGCCGATGGCGGCCTTCATGCTGATGGGCATGCCCTTGCCGTTCAGGCACTGCCAAACGGCTCCCTGGTTGCCGATGTCGTACTTTGCGCCGAAGGCTTCTTGTGAAAGGCCGTGGCGTGCCGCCAAGTAGAGGGTTTTCAGGCGGGCCGACTCTTCGAAGTTCTCCTGAGTCAGCTTGGAGGATTTGGAGGACTTTTCCATGTCGCGCGAAAAATAGCAGGCCTAGTAAGGAGTGCAACTAGCGCATCTATTGACGACATTGACTAGCGCAGCTAGTATCGCGGCATGAACACCATCAAAGCCATCCGCGAACGCCTGGGCCTGTCCCAGGATGCCCTGGGCCGAGGCATCGGCTGCACGCAGGGAAACATCTTCCATTACGAGCGCGGCCAGACCCTCCCACCTGAGGCCGCCAAGCGTGTGATCGCGTTCTCTGCTGAGCGCGGGCTGGCCCTGACGATGGATCAGCTGTACGGCCTGCAGCCGCTCCCCGAGCAGCCCGCCCCCCAACCCCAGCAGCCGGCCCAGGCCTGAGGCCTGCACCGCAATTCCCCGCGCGCTGCCCTGACGGCTGCCGCACCCCGAATCCCGATCCCAAAGAAGAACTGCCTGGAGGGCAAACGAACCATGTACGCCGACCCGAGCCACATCCGCAAGCACCGCGTGAACCTGTCGCTGAACGATGCAGAGGACCGCCTGGCCGAGGCCATGGCCGAGTTCAACGGGATGCAGAAGTCTGTGTTCCTGCGCGAGCTGATTTTGGAAGGGCTGTCTCGATTTCATGGCGGCAATTCTCGCGACGGTGCTACCGAAAAGCGAGCAGCACAACAGTGACGCCTCAGCGTCTTTCGAGCACCGATTGCGTAACGCGGAAATGAACTCCAGTGCCAAAACCTCGACACCTCCAGCAGCTGGACCTGACGGCCCAGGAATCGGCTGCGCTGGATGCCTACGCCCAGGCGCACGGGCTGACGCCCGAGCAGGCGGCCACGAAGCTGGCCCAGCAGACGCTGGCTGCCCGCTACCGACTACCCAAGCAGCAAGGCCGTGTGCTGCCCTTCAGGAGGCGGCCATGACCACCACAGGACTTTTCCGTAACGCAAATGTGCGGCTTGGGAGCGCGGCATGAACATCCAGATCCGTTTCGCCGGTGTCGATGGCCAGCCGCCACAGCCCATGCTGGTGGTGGACTTCGCGCCCACGCCGGTTTCCATGCCACTCGCAGATCAGGAGCTGGAGCTGCGCATCCAGGCCCAGGCCCTGCTGATGAGCGCCGACATGCTGGCGTTCGAGCGCACCAAGAACCTGATGTACCGCCGTTGTGCCGACCAGGGCAAGAAGGCCATGTATGCGTTGATCGGGCGCCGCTCGCCCGAGCGCCAGGCTGAGATGGCGCGTGCGCTGGGAGGTGGGCATGCGTGATCCACAACCGTTCTGGACTGACCACAAAGGACGTACATGGCCTGTGGTTCGCAGCAGCCGACGCCTCAAGTTCAAGTACCCGGCCCACGCGGCTCTGCGTGCCTTCGTCTTCCATCGCGATGGCTATGCCTGTGTCCGCTGTGGCGTCAAGGCTGTGAATGTGCCTGCGGACTACGACGGTGCTGAGGCGCTGCGTACCAACTCCCAGCTCAGCAGCGGCTGGCCCGACATGCTGGTCGCCGACCACGTCCTCACGCTTCGTGCCGGCGGCACCAGCACGATCCAAAACCTGCAGACGCTGTGCGAGACCTGCAACCGCCGCAAGCAGAAGGAAGACCGCAGCGCATTCGAGGCATACCGCGAGAAGGAGGCCTCGAAGTGATCGAAGCCGAGAACACAAAACCCACCCGCGCGCCGAGCCGCTACCGCAAGGTCGAGGTGCGCACCTGGGGCGACGAGAAATTTCGCCGCCTGTCGCCCATGCCCGCCTGTGGCCAAGGCCTGTGGCTGTTCCTCATTACCGGCCCCCACACAGGCCCCATTCCCGGTTTGTTCCGCGCTGGCCGTGCCGCCATGGCTGAGGAGCTGGATTGGGATCTGGAAGCCTTCGACAAAGCCTTCCGGGAAGTCTTCCAACAAGGGATGGTGAAAGCCGACTTCAAAGCCCGCGTCATGTGGGTTCCGAACGCCATCAAGCACAACCGGCCGGAGTCCCCCAACGTGGTCAAGAGCTGGGCCGCTGAATTCGACCTGATCCCCGAATGTGACCTGAAGCGCGAGGCTCTGGAGCACCTGAGAGCCAGTGTTCATGCGCTTGGAGAGGCTTTCGGGAAGGCTTTCGATGAGACTTTCGGGAAGGCTTCCCCGAAGGCTATGCCTAATCAGGAACAGGAACAGGAACAGGAACAGGAACAGGAAAAGAAAGAGCCTTACGGCTCTGTCGGCAGCGCCGACGACCAGCCCGGCGAAACCGCACCTGGAAAACCTGGACTGCCGAACTGCCCGGTGCAGGACCTGGTCGACCTGTACCACGAAGTCCTGCCCGAACTGCCGAAGGTTCGCCTGCTCAACGATGGCCGGCGCAAGGCGGTGGGCAAGCTCTGGCGCTTCGTCCTGACGAGCAAGAAATCCGACGGCACGGCCCGTGCTGAAACCGCTGAGCAGGCCGTGACCTGGATCCGCGAGTACTTCGGCCGTGCCCGAGACAACGACTTCCTGATGGGCCGCGGCTTCCGCAGCGCCGAGCACGCCGGCTGGCAGTGCGACCTGGACTTCCTGCTGACCGACAAGGGCATGAAGCACGTCATCGAAAAAACAAGGACCGCAGCATGAACTCCCGCTCCATGCCCCCCCTGGACGAAGATTTCGACGGCGCCGCCGCGATGCCACTGGCCAGCTACGAGGCTGAACACGCCGTGCTGGGCTCCCTGCTGCTGAGCAGCGGCCTGTACGACGTGGTGGGCGACATCCTGCAGCCTGCGGACTTCGCCGACGAGACACACGGCGCGATCTACGGCGCCATTGCAGCGCTGGCCGTGGCCGCCAAGGCTGTGGACCCGCTGACCGTGTACGAGCAGCTGCGCTGCGCGGTGGAGCTGACCTACCTGAACGACCTGGTGCAGGCCGGCTCCGTCTCCGGCTCCTCGGCTCGCCGCTACGCCGAGATCGTCCGGGAGCGGGCGCTGAGCCGCCAACTGCTCGGCGTGGTGGGCAAGGCGCGCGAGCTGGCGCGCGACCACGCGCTGCCCATCGGCGACCGCATCGAGCAGGTGTCGGCGCAGCTGGCCGGCCTGGCCTCCGATGGACCCGGCGACGAGTGGATCGGCGCAGACGCTGGCGTCGTGTCGTTCCTGGAAGACCTGGACCAGCGCAGCGTCGGCATCGAAGAACCGTTCCTTCCCACAGGCCTGCGCGACCTGGACCGCATCCTCGACGGCGGCACGCGGCCGGGCGACCTGGTTGTCATCGGTGCGCGTCCCTCCATGGGCAAGACCGCCCTGGCCCTGGCCATCGGCGAGCACGCCGCGAAGCTGGGCCAGACCGTCGCCATGTTCTCGCTGGAGATGTCGTGCGCAGCGCTGTACGAGCGCCGCATCGCAATGGAGTCCGAGGTGTCGATGAGCATCATCCGGCAGCCCAAGGGCCGCATGACTGACAGCGACTACGCGGCCGTGTGCAGGGCAGGGGAGTGCATCCGCCAGCGCCCGTTCTACGTGAACGACCGCACCGGCCTGAACATCAACACGCTGCGCACCAAGGCCCGCGCCCTGAAGCGCCGGCATGGCCTGCGCCTGCTGATCGTGGACTACCTGGGCCTGATGGAGGGCACGAACCCCAAGGACACGCGCACCGCGCAGCTGGGCGAGGTCACGCGCAACATGAAGAAGCTGGCCAAGGAGCTCGGCATCACCGTGCTGCTGCTGGTCCAGCTGAACCGTGAGGTCGAAAAGCGCGTGGACCAGATGCCCATGATGTCCGACCTGCGCGACTGCGGCGAGATCGAGCAGGACGCCGACATCATCCTCTTCCCCCACCGCCCCATCCACCTCAAGCCCAGCCTGGGCGATGCCTGGCGGTACTACGCCAGCCTGCGCGTGGCCAAGCAGCGCGGCGGCGCCACGGGCGATCTGAACCTCCGGTATGTGGGCCACCTGGTCCGCTTCGAGAACTGGAACGGCGACAAGCCGAGCACCACCCCTGGCCGTTCGGCCGACTTCGAGTGAAAGCCCCATCCATGATCACCCTCACTCTCCCGTACCCCATCAGCGCGAACCGCTACTGGCAGACCCGCGTGATTCGCAAGGGCGCGACCAGCATGGCCATGACCTATGTGAGCACCGAGGCCAAGGCCTTCAAGGAGCGCGTGGGCTGGTTGGCCAAGGCCGCTGGCGTGCGCAGCCCCATCGCCGGCCGTGTGGCCATCGCCTACACCCTGCACCCGCACCGGCCCCAGGACTGGGCGCGGCGGGCGAAGCGCGACCCCATGGCCTGGGACGACACCGTGCAGTGCATCGACCTGGACAACGCCCAGAAGGTGCTGCTGGATGCGCTCAAGGGCGTGGCCATCGAGGACGACCGTTGGGTGCGCAGCATCAACGCACAGCGCGGCGAGCCCGTCGAAGGCGGCAAGCTGATCGTCACCATCACGCCGCTGGCCGTGGCCACCGCGCCCGTGCCGGAGCAGGGTGACCTGCTGGGAGCGCAGGCATGAGCAAGCTTGGCCAGCTGAAGAAGAAGGTCGGGTTCGAGGGCAACGTGCCGCGCTGTGCGAACTGCCGCCACTACCGCGAGGCCAAGGTCCTGCTGTGCACCAACAGCAACACCTACCGCAAGAACCAGCATTGCG